CGATGACGCCGTCGAATCGATGAACCGCCAGGGCTTTGCGTGCCTCGTCCCATGTGTCGCGCCGGTGGCCCAGGACCAGGCCGTGCCGACCGGTCGCATGCCGATAGTGTGTGGCGACGAACGGATCATCGGCAACGTCCCATGGCTTGATGTTACCGGGGAAGAACATGATCCGGCCCTGACCGGACTTGCCCCAGCGCACGACGCCGTCAGCGTCGGTCCAGATCGCCTCACCCGGGCCCAACGAATGGCCCAGCCATGCCTGATCGGAGCCCACAAACAGCCGGCTCGCTTCCTCGGCGCCCTCAGGCGTGAAGTCCTCATAGACGTGCGGCCGCGCGCCGGCGGTCATGAGCAGCATCGACCCATTGTATCGCCAGCGGGCTCCGTCGGTGGATGGACCGCACAGGATCAGATCCTCGGGGCGGTCGAGGATGCTGTCGATGTTGCCGCCGATGACGACGTCGAGGTCCATGCAGGCGAAGCGCTCCCCGAAGATGTCGGCCGCGTCGGGCCGGAACATCGTCAGGCGCCGGTAGCAGTTCGGGCGCTCTCCTCGCCACCGGCGGGTCTGGAGACCCACGAACTCGCCCGGCGGCGTGATAATGCGGATCGACGGATCGATTCCCTCCGGCATGTCGGTGACACAGGCGAGCTCGATGTCGAGCGCGCAATGTCGGCGAACCATGGCCGCCCAGATGTTGACGTGCATCGCCGAGAAATTGGTCCGGCTCTGCGGCTGCTTCCAGAGCCAGGTCAGGACGGTGATCGTCACAGGACCCGCTTCCAAGGGAAGTTGAGCGTCGTAACCACGCCAGCGCGCCCGGCGGCGGCCTTGGCGGCGAGCACGGCCTGCTTCGCCCCAGGTAGCCGCCCCTCTTTGCGCGGAAGCGTCGACGTCGATGCGTCGGGCACCACATCGCGCGAATAGCGGACGAGGGGCACATGCTTGAGGAATCCGCGTGCCGCCAGTTCGAACAGCCGCTTCTTGAACAGCCCATCGGTGCCGTAGATGCCGCAGAAATCCTCGTCGTATCCGCCGATGCGCCAGTAGAGATCGCGCGTCATGACGAAGCTGTTGGGATGGGGCTTGGGTTGCCCGTCGCTACCAACCGTCGGCGCCTGGGTGTCGGCATCGATGCGGTGGAGGAAATAGGCTGTCTCAGCGTCCAGGCGACCCATGCGCTTGAACAGCGCAGCGGCGGCCTGCGCGGTCAGGACATGGTCCATGTCCGTCAACAGCAGCCATGGACCACGAGCGACGTGGGCGCCGAGGTTGCGGGCGGCATGCTGGTGCCATGGGCGGTCTTCGGTCACGCGATAGATCGAGAGCGGTGGCATGTCGGCGGGACGGGCCACATTGGCAGCCGGCTCGGGCGATCCGTCGTCGACGATGACGATCTCGGTCTGCGCCTTCATCTCCGCGCCCCACGAGGACCATGTCGCATAATGCAAGGCAAGCTGGCCGGGGTTGCGATAATAGGGCATCACGAGGCTCAGCACCCGATCGCCTCCTGTGTTTCAGTGCAAAATACGGGGATACCAGCCTCTCGCGCGATGATCACGGCCTGCTTCGGGCAGCTTTCGATGAACATCTCGACGCCGAGCCTGCGCGCTTGCCCAGCCTTCCAGCCACCGCGGCCGCCTGCGAACTTCATCGCATCCATGCGCTCGGCCTTCGTGTGCCAGGGGGTCATGTGCAGCGCTTCGAACTGGACTCCGTGCCGGGTAAGCCATGCCTCGGTCTGGGCGCGGTACTTCTCGGCGCGGCCGGTGACGATGTGGCCGATCGGGCGGCGAGGGAGGAAGAGCGGCTCGACCTGATCGAGAAAGGCGGCGTAGCGCGGCCCGTCGTCGTTCTCGGCCTTCGTGCAGTCGCGACACAGCACGCCGTCCATGTCGAAACCCCAGCGCGGCAGGCGGATATGCTTGGTCCAGTTCCAGGCGAAGACGCGCGGGCCGCCGACCTGTTCGAACCAGATATCGCAAACCGTCGCCGGGTCGACCTGATAGGGCCCGAATATGGCTAGGCGGGTAATCCGCGTGCCGCGCGGCAGTAGCTCAACGGCGCGGACGAAGGCGCGGCCCTTGTTGCAGCTATCGTCGACAAGGAGGACGCGACCGCCGGCGGCGACCGGGGCGCCCGATCGGCCGTGCACGATGCCTCTGGCATAACCGATCGGATCGGCGAGCGGCATCTGCAGATGGGTCGCGATGATCGACGCTGGCAGCATGCCCGAGCGCGGGATGCCGACGATGACATCGAAGGCGCCGCGGTCGATGCGGTGCAGGTTCCGGGCGATCGTGGCGGCCATGTCGCCGACGGTGCGGATGTTGATCACGGCTTGCGACCCCGCAGCCCCATGTTGATGCCACGGTGCTTCTTGTCGCCCTTGGGTTCGTCGACTGGCTCGATATCGACCAGGCCGACACGCTCGTAGCAGCGCCGGAGATAAGCCGGGGTCAGGATCGCCCGATGCATCCAGCTCGATCCGGCCACGCCGCGCTTGGCATAGTTGAGCAGGCGACCGGCGGCCCATTTGTAGGGATCGCCCTGGTGCAGGTCGCGCTTCCACTGGCCCGGCTCGACATCGATCTCACCGAGCATGGCTCGCATCATGCGCTCGCCGTCGACGGTATGGATTTCGAGGATGCCGCCGGGGCTCAGGATGCGAGACCATTCGGCGATGGTCGCTTCGACCTCGAACCATTCGACATGCTCGATGCAGTGCGAGGAGTAGACCTCGTCGAATGTCTCGTCAGGGAAGGGTGGACGGCGGCAATCGCCTATATGGTCTGTGGCGGGCGTGCGGATGAGATTGAGCGTCTCGTAGCCGGGCAGACGCTGCTTGCCCGGCCCGATTTCCAGGCGCCTCACGCATCACCCATCCGGCGCTTGAGCTCGGCGGCGTCCCAGCCATTGAAAGGGGCCTTGCCGAGCTTGTCCCTATAGGCACCGCGGAGGGCTTTCAACTCGTCGGTTGGGTCGGCCGATACCGAACCGCCGGGTTTGCCGTCACCGTCGTGATCGAGTGCGCGAAGCCGCTCGGCGGCGGCCACCGTCTCTGCTGCGCTTCCCTGGGCCGCCACTCGGGCGAGATCGTCGGCTGCCTGCTGACGAGTGCCAGCATTCGCTTGGGCGACGAGGTCGATGGGAACCTCCGGGAGGTCGACGCCATTCCCCTCTTCGTCGACCTCCACCACGCCTGCGGGAACGGCGGCGACCTTCTCCCGCGCGATCGCGGCGGATGTCGTTCCCGGATCGATCAGGACATAAGTCCTGTCGGTGAGGCGGATCATCCGCGCGCCCGGCGCGTCGTTGCGGAAGAAGGTCATCGCCGAGCTCCCCTTACGACGCGTCCGTCAGGTCGACGGCGGTCTTCGCCTTGGGGATGCGGATTTCGTAACCGCCGATGGCCATGATGCCCGGCACCTCCCAGGAGAACGGCCCCTTCTGCCACGCCGGGAAGAACTGATGACCGCCGCCGGGCAGATGGAAGCGGTGAACCTCCATCGTGTTGGCATAGGCGATCAGGCGCTTGCTGTTGCCGGCGCCGGCCGTTTCCAGATGGCGGGTACGCTTGATCGTGATGCCGCCAACGACCGAGTTCTGCTCGAGGTAGCGCAGCACCGATACGCCGGTGTCGGTCATGCGCTTCGACGCCAGGATATTGTAGATCGAGGTCGGCAGCGCCAGCGTGTCGGCCCGATAGGTCTCCAGCGTGTTCGTCTCGACCGAGGTCAGAGCGTCGTTGATGACGCTGACATCGTCGTCGGGATCGGACCCGGCGGTGATCTGCAAACCGGTCGTGCTCGTCATCAGCGGGTCGTTGACGAAGCCGGTCGCGAACTTGAGCCCATCACCGAACATGCCGGTCTTGTGGATGAAGCGTTCGGCGGTCTTGCTGGCGGCGTCCGCCTTCTCGCCGATGACGTTGATGCCGAGCTGCTGGCCGCGCTCCAGGTCGCCGCGGTTCCACTTGTAGCCGATCGCGGCGATGTGGTTTTCCTGCAGGAACTGGGTACGCGACACATCCGCATAGGGCATGTCGTCGGCCGCGACGTCGAACCATTCCGGCTTGCCGGCGATGTCACCCGAATAGAACAGCGAGCCCGCCGTCCAGACCGAGCCGGCCGTATCGACCGGCATGAAGTCGGCATAGTCGGCGGCCGGGTACTTGATCATGTACACGCCCTGCTCGACCCGCAGGAGCTGCGGCGCGAGGAAGGCCATGGTCTGCTGGGCGTCGCTGAAATCGACACCACGGACGGAGTCGACCCAAGACGGGGCGCGATTGTCGGTCGCTTCGAGATGGGCGACCGCGGCGTTCACCGAGTCGAAGAAGATGGCAAAGGAGCCGTCTTCGAGGATCGCCATCTGGTCGCGGGTGATGTGCTTGGTCATGGAACTGGCCCCCTTTAGCGGCGAACGATGCGGACGAGGCCCGGCGCCGAGATGGTGTCCTCGAACACCCAGCCCGTCGCCTCGACATTGCCGCCGCTCGACGAGTTGGACACAAGGCCGGCACTGGTGATGTAGACCTGCGCGCCGTCGGCCGCCGTGGTCGAGCAGTTCACCCAGATCTTGCCCCGGTTCTTGATCGGGACGTTGTCGCCGGGCGCGAACGTGTCGGCGGCGCGGGCGGACGTGACCGGCAGGCCCTTGCGGGCGATGGCGAAGCCGAGCAGCTCGCCGGCGCCGACGGTCAGGTCGCAGCCCTTGTCTGCCGTGCCGCGATAGACAGGCCGGCCGAACGCGCAGGCGGTGTCGCCCTCCAGCGTGCGGGTGATGATGTTCGAGAGCTCGCCATCAGCTTCCATGCCCGGATAGCCGACGGGAATGTCCTCGACGAAGGTGTTCTGAATTACAGCCATGTCGGGTTCTCCTTACGCGGCCTGGGTGGTGCGATGGGCGTTCGCCTTGTCGGCGAGCCAGCGGCGGCGCTGCGCGTCGACAGCCTGGGTGCCGTTCGCGGGCTGGCGGATGCCGTCGCGGAACACCTCGCGGACGGGGTCGCCGGGCTTGGCGTCCTTGGTTAGGACGGCGAACGAGGCGGCGATCTGGTCGGCAGACCAATCCTTCACGGAATTTGCCATCGGCGTACCCTTGAAGTGGTTGTCGACCACTGCCGCCATGATGGCATCGGGGTCGGCATCCTCGGCGAACTGGACGCCGAGCGCCTTCGCCTTGTCGCAGACCTGCGCGTAGGCCTTTGCGGCATCGCGGAGCTGGGCAGGGGTCGGCTTCGAATCCGCGACCTGCTGTTCGAGCGTGGCGATCTTCGCGTCCTTGGTCGCGGCCTCGGTGGTGAGGGTGGCGACCTGGTTCTGCAGATCGGTGACCTTCGCGGTCGCGGCATCGCGCGCGGCCAGGATGGTGGTGATGGTCGCGTGGGCCGTATCGGCGTTCGCGATGTCGACGGTGAGCCCGTCGATGAGCATGGTCTTCACGGGCTTCTCCTTGTTGAGACCGTCGAGGAAAGAGGGGGGGAGGGCGTCGCAGGTCGCGAAACCGTCCTTGATGGCGCAGTCGCCACCGGCCCGGCCGAACTTGACCAGCGCGACATGGTTGCCGTCGGTGATGCGGGCTTGGCGGGCTTGGCAGGCCGTGCCGTCAGCCGACTTGAAGTCGCCGAACTCCAGCGCGGCGGCGTATCCGTTGGACAATTCGCGCTTGCCGGCGTTGACCTTGTCGATCGTCGCCTGGTCCATCAGGAGCAGGTCGAAGGCGAGATACTCGCCGTCGCGCATGGCGCCCATGATCGTGCCGCGCGCATGGTCGCGCCAGTTCTCCGAGGTCACGCTTTCATGGGGGTGATCGTCGGTGATCGGTTTGCCAATAAAGCTGCGTGCGGCGCGCTCGTCGAAAACGGTCGACTCGTCGCGCAGCACGTTGACCACCGCCTGATCGCGCAGCCCGTGTTTGTTCTCTGGATCAACCTCGCGACCGGTGTACTGGTAGACACCGGTCCGTGCCGCGCGCGCGCGAACCGCAAGATAGCCATCGGCTGTCCGGCGGGGCGCGTCGAGGGTGAGGCGGTCGGCGAAAAGCATGGGGCATGGATGCCCCGATGCCGGGATGGCGCTCTACGGACGCCAGATCGTCAGAGCTTCAAGGGCTCCCGGTCACTGCTGCGGGTCACACTCTGCCCGATCATGGCCTGCGGCAGGTTATGCCATTCGTATTTTTGATGCGTTTCGCACCAGACGAGCGCCAATTGGCAGCGGTCGTCGATCTCATCGAGACTATCGACTTCCCAGCACCAGAGTTCGTGCTTCGCCTTCATTCCCCCTCCGACAGCGCGGCGTCGATCATGGCGGTATAGACATCGGCCACGATGCTGCTCTCACAATCGGCTGCCGCTTGGATCATCCCATCGCTCGGCTCGCGGATCGCGGTGAGGACGGCGCGGACCTCCGGCAAGTAGTCCTGCCAGAGCGGCTTGCCGCCCATCGTGGCACCGGGAGGATTGCCGTCCAGCTCGCACAGGGCCCGCGCGGCGAGTTCGATCGGGGTCATGCTGCTTTCCTCCGCTTGGGAACACCCTTGTTCGCGGTCATTGTGGATGGCGTCGTCATGATCTTTTCCATCGACCATCCACGGTTGACCCGCCATGCGATGGTCGCTCGATCCACTCCGGATATTTCGGCAGCGTCCGACAGCGTGATACGCTTGCCCTGCCACTCGACATAGACGGTCCGACGAGTGTTGTTCAATTGCTGATAGGGCGTGGCCCAGCGAACATTTCCAGGTTGATAGCCCTTCTGATTGTTCATGCGGTCAATGGTGTGACGGGGCGATGGTCGATCCCCCATGTCAGCGGCGAACGCCTCGAAATCGTTGCGCCAGCGCTCACAGACCACCACGCCACGGCCGCCATAGCTGGCGTAGTGCGTGTGGTTCGGGTTCTCGCAGCGCTGAATCATCGCTTTCCAGATGTTGAACAGCGGATGCTTCCCAGATTGCCCCTTTGCCGGTCGGGACTTCTCCCTGCATGGCGGGCACATTGGTTCGGCCTGTCGCGCGATGTTGGTGATGAAGTATGGGCGAACATCCCCGCAGTCGCAGCGACCATCAACGACCGAGCTGCGGCCTTCTGGCCTAGAATGTGAAGCAACAACGACGCGGCCGAATCTCTTTCCGATCGGCGCAACTCGGGATACACCGCGAGCACCCATGATAGCCCTCCTGTGGCTGTTATGGTCAGGGCCGGTGTGGGTCTAGACCACCCTCATCGGCCCGAACTCAATGCCAAAATCTGCGGAAATTCTCAATCAATTTCATCCAGCAACGGAATATAGGCCTGTTCGCGGCATCCACAAAAAGGAGGTCGGCCGGCACGGTCCTCAGCCGGTATTGTCTCACCTCCGTCAACTTGCTTGCCGGACCTTATGAAGTAGACCTTCCCATCGCGTGCAGCGTGATGCGGTCTGGGGTGAAGCTTATGCGAGCTGCGCCATTTGAATTGCTCAAGTCCCGCCTCTGCCTGCCGTTCTGTATCGAGGGTGGCGCTGAGAACAGAATTTTGATGGCTCGCGATCCTGATCGCCCGCGCCCGCGCCATGCCGGTCGCCTCGCGCACCTCCTTCGCCACCTCGCGCGCCGGGGTGCGGTTCTGGTAACCCCGAAACACCGCATCCGAGATACGGGCCTGCGCCTGGTCGGAGATGTTGCGGACGAGCGCGACATTGCGGGAGACGAAGGCCTCGACCGTTTCGTCCACCTCGCCGGCTGTGAGCATCGTGCCAAGGTCAACGCCGGTGCCCGCATATATGGCAGCAGCCCACTTATCGCGGTGGATGCGCTCCACGCGGACGGCCCAACGGCGCAGCGCGGGCGTGATCTCGACAAGGAGGCGCGAGAGGAAGTCGCGGGCGGCGCCGTCGATCTCGGTTTGGGCTTGGTTGGGGGAGTCGCGAACCATTCGGAAATCCCGAACAGTTGCCCGATCGGCCAGCGGTGTCGGGTCGTAGGCCGTCATGATGGCCCCAGCGTGATCCCGCCACACCTGCCACGCTGGCGCGTAAATCACGGCGAGGTCGGTCGCCATTGCCTGTGTCGGGATGATCGGGCGGAGCGTGACCGCGCGGCGCAGGCCTTGCTCGCGGGCGATGGCGGGGAGGTTGAAGGGCACGTCAGGCCGACCTACCGTGATTGACGTGGAAGCCATATTGCCGCTCGGCGCTCTTGCGCGCAGCTACAGCCTCATCCTTGCTCTCGAAATATCCCAGCACCACAGTTAGCCGATCAACCATTATGGCTGAACGCCATTTGCCGGTGTGCTTCGACCACGACACGCCGATATGGCCGCTCCTGTTATTGGCGGGCCGTTTCATGTTTCGCCGATTGTCGGTGTTTGCAACGTCGCGGAGGTTTGTGGCGCGGTTATCCGATCGATTACCATTAATGTGGTCGATTTGAGCAATAGGCCACACGCCGTAATGTACGGCCCACGCCACCCGGTGCGCCGTAAACCGCTTTCCGAGGATTGTGCCAGCGCGGTACCCTTCAAAGGGTGCGGTCAAAGCTTCGGCATTTGCATACCGGGTGTTCCAAATCTTCCAATCGCGTGCCGCTTTGAACATGCTCGCGGGACGTGGAAGCCAGTAGAGCTTCCCGGTTTCGGGGGCGTAGCGCAGCAGTTGGCGCAGGATTGCGGGCGTGATATCGGCCTTGTCAGCCATGGTCGCACCTCCAATGCGATTTCGGTCAGGCTCGGCGGCGTGTTGGTAGCACCCGTCGAGCCGTTCATTTCCTAGCAAATTCGGCACTTTTTTACAAGCGAGGGCAGCAGTCATCAGGCCGGCCGAGTGTCGAAGATCCACAAAGTCCCGCCGCGATAGTGCTCCGTCCGCTGCTTCACCTTCAGCGCCGGGATGCTGAAGATCTCGCCCGGGTTGTCGCTATGGGCGATCGTCACGCTATCGCCTTCGACCTTCACAACCTTACCCGACGAGGGGCCCTTCTCAGTCTGCCAATCGGAAGCAAACTCGACCCAGTCGCCTACCTTTATGTCGGTCGCCGCATCCTTCGCGGCGCGGCGCATCGGCTGCTGCGCGGGCGGCGCACCACCCTCCTGCGTTGGAATTGGAACAATCTCCGATGGGTCAACCTCATCAGGATCGAATCCCTGCGCCGTCGCCTTATCCATGGCATCTTGGAGTCCGGGGAATCTTTGGCTTTCAATGAGCCGGTTGGTCACCACTTCCGACATGACGCTATCTGGAAATAGCCCACTGTTCACATATATCTGGACGGTCTCCGCTTCGGTCTTTTCGATCTCCGCCTGGTCCTTTTCGGACAGGACCATCAGCGGCGAGAATGACCACGACATGTCGGTCGGCACGCCGGCCGACGGCATCACGACCGCGTCGAGTCGCTCCATCATCGGGCGAAGCTGCTTTTCCTGCTTCGAGCCGATCGACTGGTAATAGTTGGTCAGGTCGCCGTCGCCCGTGGCGTTCATGCCGTCGGGGGCCTTGCCGAACAGCCGGGTCGCCGGGATATCAGCCGCACCGGCCACGCGGGCGTCATAGGTGATGATGACGTCGCGGACGCCGGATAGCTCAAGCTGGCGTTGGTCCCATTCGTCCTCCTTGTCGAGGATGACGGCGCGATGGATCGACTTGCCGGTGCTCGTCAGCTCGACCCGCTTCATCAGGATTTCTTCGCCGCCGGGCTGGCTGAGCTGCTCGACGGTGCCGTTGAACCGGAACACGTCGATCTTCGCCTCGTCGATCAGGGCCGCGAAGCCAGCGCATGCCGTGGTGGCGTTTTGGACCGCCTCGTCGACGGCTTCGACCACGGACATGCCCCAGAACCGGTCCTCCCAGGTCGTGCCGGGGAACGCGGGCATCGGCAGGCCCTTGAAGCAAACGAGGCGAGAAGGGTGTATCTCGACCTGTTGGCGGGCGCCGGACAGACGGAAATACTGAGGCTGACCGAAGTTGGGGCTCTCCGGGTCGGGATCCTCAGGCCCAATCGAGATCTGCCACCGCGACAGCACGGTCAGATATCGGAGCTGACCAGGCTTGATCGAGGTTGGCAGGGGCGTGGCCGGATTGTCGCCCAGGCCGATGAGGATGGCACCGCCGCCGAGACGCCCGAGCAGCAGCGCGTCGAATAGCTTCTGCCAGTAGCCGAGGCGCTTTTCCTCGGCCTCGATCTTCTTGATCTGGTCGTCCGTCGCGTCCCAGTCGCGGCCCGCGCGGGTCATGTCCTCGGCGGGGATGTCGACGATCTTGCGGTGGAGCCAGGAGCCCTCGTAGGCGGCCTGGACCTGTTCGACCGCCTGGAAGCGACGGACCCAGAAATTACGGACGGATCGGTCGACGGTGGTGCCTCGGCCGGTCAGCACGTTGGCGAGGCCGTCGAAGAGGCGCGTCACGGTTCCCATGCCGGCGAAACTGTGGCCGGGAGCGTCGACCCGCTACGGACGCCAGTTCATAGCACGTCGAAGGCGGAGCGCTTGCCGCGTATCTGCGCCATCGCCATCACAAACGCATCCGCCAGGTTCGGAGACGGCTTCGGCCCGCCGTCGCGGTTCTTGCGGGCCAGATCCTTCTTGCTCTCGACCTTCACCTTGCCGGCGTTGTCGAAATCGCGCTTGGGCGTGCAGAGCTCGTCGATCAGCAGGGGCAGGTGGTCGATCTCGGACGAGATGAAAATCATATCCGCCTGATCGAAGGTCGCGCCCCGCTTCACCGCGTTGAAGGTATTCCGGAATCGGTCAGCGACATTCCACCATGCCTGCGCCTTGGCGTTCGCGAACATGTCCTTGTTGGTGCGCGGCGGATGCGAGCGGGCATAGACCGCGTCGGGGTTGGTCACGGCGCCACCGGCATTGAAACCAGTATGGCGGATGACGACGCCATCCTCGTTGAGCTCATTGACCTTGCCGCCAACGCCGGCGCCGACGCCGATGCTGTCGTAGATCAACTCAGCCTCACGCTCGACACAGGCCGCCCGGGCGCGCGTGGCCGATTTCTGCAACTCATCCTCGCCAGCCTTCCACAGGTCCGACCAGGTGGCGAGCGGGCCGATGGCTGCGACCAGCGCGTTCTTGTCCGAGCCGCTATCCGCCACGTCGAAGCCGACCCGGTTCGACCCCGTGGGCGTAATTCCGAGCGCAACGTGCCCGTCGATCGCCGCCATTACCCACGAACGCTTGATGACCGCGCCGTTGTCATCGTCCCGCGGCACGCCGAGATAGACGTGCTGATAGTCGGCTTCATCCTCCTCACGCGCAGCGTCGATGACACGGAGCATCGTGTCGGAGAGGAACGGGTTCTCGGTATAGTTGATCTGGCGCGCCAGCGTGCCCGGAGGCGGGTTGAGCACGAAGCGCCGCCAGGCGAAGTCGGTCGAGAGGATGGGGTTGAAGATGATCCAGAACTGCGAGCCGTCCTTGCGGATGGTCGGTTCGAGTATCTTCCACTGCTCCTCGGTCAGCGCATGCGCCTCCTCGAGCCAGCATATGTCGATCCCCTCCAGCGATTTGATCTCGCTGATGTGGCGCCACAGGCCGTAGAAAATGAACTCCGACCCGGTCCGCTTGTGGATGATCTTGTTGTCGAGGATCCGGAACTGCCGCTGCAGCCCGAACCGCTCGATCTGGGTCACCAGCAGCGAATAGACCGATTCCTCGATCTTGTTCTGGAACTGGCGGGCGCAGAGCACCTTGATCTTGCACTGAGTGGCCAGGAAGATCGCGAAGCCGGCGGCATCCCACGACTTCGACGATGCGCGACCGCCATAGAGAACACGGTTACGGATCGGCTCACGGCGCTCATTGAACGGCGCAAGCCAGAAATCCTGCAGGACGGGATTGAGGGTCGGGCCGCCGTTGTGGCCGATTCCGGCGATAGGATCAGTCGCCATCAGCTTTCGCCGGGACCTTCCCACCATAGAAATCGGCCAGCGACGGAGGGCTCATCGACCCATCGGATGAGGTGTGGTCGACCTGCTCGCGGAAGGCGCTGACGAAAACATGCTTGCCGAGCATGTCGATACGGCGGGCGCGGTCGGACAGCCGCAGCTTGTAGGCGGTCGCGAAGATGGGGTTGCCATCCTTGTCCTTGCCGACCTCCTCCTGGACCGTTTCGATGCCCGCGACGAGGCCCTGGCGCCAGATCAGCGGCCAGTCATGGATCGGCTTCACGCGGCCGGTCTCGTCGTAGAGATCGGCGACGTCGGCAGAAACCTCGGCGGCCAGGCGGGTGAGCACCCAATCGGCATCGATCTTCGTTCTTTCGGCGCGCGCAAGCTGGGCCGCGGAGATTGCCTCCGCGATCTTGACATTCGCCAACAGCCGGGAGCCCTGTTGATCAGCCGTCTTCGCGCTATAGCCGGCGCGGATCGCTGCCTGCGTCGCGTTGAGGTCGACGAGGTATTCCAGCACGAAGGCGCGCTGCTTGGGGCTCACAGCGTTCGCCTCCGCATCCGCTTCGACAGGATGGTGACGACGCATCCATCGCGAACCGCCGCGCGATGCCCCGATTTCAGGATCACGAACGGCGCCCCGATGCGGTCGGCAAGTGCCGCCGTGGGGGAGGCGAGCTCGGACCTGATGCGCTCGATATCGATCCCATATACGCGCTCCATGTAGCGCACGATTGCGTGGTCGGTGACATGGATCGGCGTGTCAGCCATAGCCTCACTCTCCCCCGATCAGATGAGCGGCGACGCCATGGGTGAACCCTTTGCGCCGGGCCTTCTCGACAATCTCCGGGCCGGTCAGCCGCGTGGCGCCGAAGAAGAAATCCCCATGGCCGGTCGCGGTGATGAGCCATGCGCCGCCCTTGGCGCTCCGCATGAACTCGACCGCGGCGCGGACCGTCGCATCAGGCTCGGGCACTGAAACGGGCTCGGGCTTCGTATGACGATGCTGTGCCGACGACCGGAGACGGCGGACCTTGGCGACATGCTCGCGGCGCTTCCGCTTGAGCATCTCGCCGCCGGCCTCTTCGACGCAGCGACGCTCGGTCTGCCAGTGCAGGCCGAACTCGGCGCGCACGGCCGCCCAGCCACCACGGATGAAGACGTCGGCGAAATTGGCCGGGCAGACGCGGACCTGATGGGGCCTGGTCGGCGCGCGGTCGAAGGGTAGATGTTTGCCCATCTGATCCTATTCCGCTGCCGCACGTCGCTGGGCGCCATGCTGCCGTTCCCATTCCTCGTTCTCGCGGCGCCGGCGCTCATCCTCCGCGGCTTGTTCGGCCTGTTCGCGGCGCATCCGCTCCGCCGTTCGCTGCAGGCGATTGACCTCGGCCTGATCGGCCGCCAGCTTCTCGCGGATCGCTGCGTCGAAGGCGCGGAGCTTGAACGGCCCCCGGCCGGCTGCGATCATCCGCTGCGAGACGGTGCGGACGACGGGCAGAATATCCCTCTCGAAATCGGCCCCCGCCGCGATCCATTCGTTGATGAGCTGCCCGTCGTTGGGCGGTGATGTGAAGCTACCCTCCTCCATCACCCGGCTGAGGCGTTCGGCGATCGGTGGATTGGCGTCGCGAGGCGTTACGGGTTTGGGGGTAGGGGGTATTGTCCCTGTCCCTGTCCCTGTCTTAGGCATCTCTTCCGCGTCTACATGGGCGTCACGCGTAGACGCTTTGGCGTCTACATCGCCGTCTACATGCGTCTCAGCGAGGAGACGCTCCAACGTCTCAAGTGAGGCGCCCCTAGGAGGCGTGATCCCGAACGCGCGGAGACGCTCCGACAGCTCTTTTTGCCGGGCCCGCCAGCGTTTCTGGCGTTCCGCCTTGCTGTCGTTCTTGTCGTTCCACTCTTCACGGCGATCGCCTGCTTCGATCGCCTTCTGCGCGATGACGGGGTGGTAGAGCCGTCCGTCGCTACATTTGACGAACTTGTGCAGCGCCCAACTTTTTATCTTTTTCCACTCCTTCGGAGCGAAACCGTAGCCGCAAAGATGCGCGAGTTCGTCGTCATCGTCTGGCAGGCTGGCGGCCGGAACCTGCTGCCAAGCCGCACACCAGAGTATGACGGCAGCACGAAATGCCTCGGGCGGCGCCTTAGCGGTGAGCGTGCTGTCGCGCATCATCTGGACGTCGAGTGGCATGAACTTGAGCCCGCGCAGATCGCAATCGGTGGGCGTCAGGGGCTCGGGCAGGTCGGTCATACGTTCATGTCCTGGTAGAAGCGCGAGCCGCGCACGGCTTGGTGGGAGGCGAAATACCAACAGGTCCGCTTGCCCACGCCGCCATTGCGGCGCTTGGCGCAGATCAACTCGACGCGATCGCGGGCCGCATCCATGGAGGTTTCCCACCCTGGCCGCTTCTTGAGGTCGGACGGATCGGGCTCCGAACGCTCAAGATAATATTGCTCGCGATAGACGAACACGACGTTGTCGGCATCCTGCTCGATATCGCCGGCGTCGCGGAGGTCGGAGAGCACGGGTCGCTTGTCCTCCCGCTGCTCGACCTGGCGGTTTAGCTGAGACAGCACAACGATATGCACGCCGCATTCGTTAGCGATCTGTTTCACCGTCCGGCTGATAAGAGCGACCTGCTCGTACCGACTCGCCTTGGCATTGTCCGGATGGATCAGGCCGAGATAGTCGATGATGACGACCTTGAGATGCTGACCTTTGCCCGCCATTCGGCGCTGGTAGCGGCGAATCGTCATCGCAAGGCGACCGATCCGAAGCGTGGGCGGATCGTAGATTTGAACGGGCCAGCTATCGATCGCCTTGCGGGCATCCGCTATCCGACCGCGGTCGAACTCATTGAACTTGCCGCTCTTGACCTGTTCGAAGCTGGCGGATTCGCCATGTTTGTAAATGAGGTCGGTGATGACCCGTTTCATCAATTCCTTCTTCTTCATCTCGAGACTGATGAAGAGCGAACCGGCGCCGGCCTGGCCGGCGCCAAGAAGGACGGCGAGGGAAAGCGCCGTTTTTCCCATTGAGGGGCGGCCCGCGAGGATGGTCACCTCGCCGGCGCGCATCTGGCCAACGACGGCGTTCCAATCGGGAAGGCGCTGGATCTCGATGCCCCGCGGCGCGCGGCCAGCGGCTTCGTCCTCGATTTCGCGCATCGTGATATCCCATGCGTCGGCAATGGACGCTGCGGAGGCGATCTCGGACCTCTGCAGCGCCTCGGACATGGCGCCATCAAGGCTGTCGACGAGATCCTCGACGGGCTGGTCGATCCTGGTCATGACGTCGTCGGTGAGCAGGCGCATCTTGTCGAGCAGCCGTCGGCGTTTCGCCAAGTCCGCGATCGACTTCGCGAAATCGCGGGCGCCGACGATCGCGGCGCCGCTGCCGGTCAGGTTGGTGAGATAGCCCGGGCCGCCATAGCTAGAGATGTCGGGATCATCGACGAACTGGTTGCGCAACAGGATGGGCGAGGGCTGGCGGCCGTTCGCCACCTCGTTCAGCACCGCGGCGAAGATCCGGCCGTGCAGTGGGTAATAGAACTCGTCAGGAGAGACGATCTCCCCGATCATGTCGGCGATCCGAGCCTCGGTCATGACCGCGCCCAGCAGAGCCGCCTCGGTCTCGTAATTGAACAACGTCGAGGGATAGGGCTCGGTGTCGTTCGACGTCACGACGCTCAACTGGTTCATGCGCGACGCTCCTCGGCAAGGAAGGCGGCACGCCACTCGTCATGGGCGCGTGCCATGGCCTGCATGTGGTCACGGTCGACGAGCTTGGTTTGGTCCGACACGATGGCGCGGGCGAGCGCGGCATAGCGCTCCCACAGCCGATCGGCGTCCGCAGAGGGGAAAAGGGCGATGCGGCTCATAGACGGCCCTCTCGAATGGTCCGGCCGCCGAACAGCAATTGGTCGCGCCACGGCGGGGTGAGGTTGAGTTGGTCGCAGGCGTAGGAAAGGCCGCCGATGGCCTCGGCCTCGTCGTGGGTCGCAGGCTTGAAACCGAGCTGCCGGCATCGCTGCATCGACATCAGCTTGAGATCGGCCGTCTTCGTCGCCCGCGGCATCGCACCGATGAAGAAGCGGCGCCAGACGGTCATGTTGACCGGTCTGATCACGCGACAGTGCATGGCCTCGCCCCAGCTCGCGGCATGGGCGGCGAGACCGTTCAGCACGCGCAGGGTGTCGATATTGGTGTGGCCGCTCAGCACGCGCGCGTCGAGCGGCTCTTCCCAGAAAATGGCCTCGATCCGCCCAAGCGCGTGCAGGTCGGACAGGTTCTGGTGCAGCTTGCAATAGACCAGCCCGTCCGATGTGAACTCGGAGCCGAGCACCCACGCGCCGGAGACGCACCGGGGATCGCCCGGGCCCCAGCACGCGAACCCTGCGGAACGCTTGGACAGATCGAGGAAGATGGTCCGCATGGCTTATTCGCGGCCCCCAACGGGGCCGTTGCGGTTCTTCACGACACAACCGGCCACGATGATTTTCGTCGCATTGTGGATGTCGCGCATCGGCAGGCGGAGATAATCCGCGTGCGTCTTGCACCGGATGACGCGCTCATCGCTCATTCGGCGGCCTCGGAGATCATGTTGCCAGGCAGCGGACCGGCCGAGTCGACGACCTGCAATCCGTCGGCGTCATCACCGAAGCTGTCGACGATCTCCTGGGCCCGGGCGCGTGTGAACTTGCCGCAGCCTTCGAAGATCGCCCAGTCCTTGCCGCTCCCATCGATGTAGAGATTGGCCTCGGGATCGAACACGACCCAGGCCTCGGCATCGTCGGTGCTCGCGGCGGGCGCATCGGGCGCATCGGGCGCGTCGCCGGCGAGATCGGCATCGTCGCGCGGATGCTTCACGCCGCCGACCGTGGCGAGCTGTGGACGAGGGCGCTCGCCAGTCGGGATCACCTCACCGCCGGCCTCGCCATTGCCCTGCGCCGCGTCGACCAGGTCGCTCGGCATGAAGATCTTCAGCTCCTTGAGCAGCCCGCGGAAGCAGCGCAGCCAATCGTCGCGCTTCGATTCCTCCATGGTGTCGAGGCGGAAGGCGAGGCGCGCGGCCTGGGGCTGGATATGCGCCTGTTTCTTGATCGCCTTGTACGCGGTCGACATTTCCTGGGCGGATTCGCTCACCGATCCCTGAGCCGGCCGGATGTCCTCGCGGTAGATCCGGACCGCCATTTCGAAATCGGGCTTGGCGACCTCGCCATTGACCGTCCCTGCGGTCTTCTTCTTCGGTCGTGCCATTGCTGGCTCCTCTGTGGTGGTGCTGGCGGGCCCGGCCAGCGCGGGTATGGGTTCGAAGGATTCGGGAGGCGGCGGGTCGCGCGCGTCGTCCTTGTCGATCAGCTGGGCCTCGCCGAGCGAGATGCCGGCGAAGGCGGCGGCTTGTTTCGTGTCGAAGCCATCGGCGCGGTACCGGCGGTAGGCGCGGAGTTGCTGGGAGCCGCCGGTCATCGACCGACCTTCCGCCTCGGCGCGATCGGCATCCCATGGTACCGGCGCCATTTCCGAAATGTCTCGCCGGAAACCCCGAGATAATCGCGGGCCTCGGTCATGGACCGTCCGCGCATCGCCTCTTCGAGCGTTTCGATCGAGGGGATCGGCTTGGTTTCGTACACGCGCCGGGAGCGATATTGGCGGTCGACGCCGACAAGCCATTTCTCGATCGTGTCGAGATGGACGCCGTAGTGATCCGCCAGTTCGTGCTTCGTCATATGATTGCACTGGATCGCGAAATCGCCGGGGCGGACTGGAAGCGGCCGGCCAGCCTTTTTCGGCACGAATCCTCGACGTTCGATACGGCTTACATAGGTCTTGCTGACCCCGACGATTGTCGCGGTGTCCTCCTGCGAATGGAACTTGCGCAGCAATTTGATGCGGTCGATCGTGGCTTGCGGATATGCATAGGCGGGGAGCTTCTCCCAGCGCAGCCGAGCCATTTCGGTATGGCGCGCGCTCATATCCCTACGCCCAAGCTATCCCGCCAAGCCTGGAATGCCTCCTCGATCGCAGCACTCGCCTTGCGCGCATTCGCCTCCGAGACGTTGACCCGGTTTGCGGCTTGCATCGTGCGGAACTGGCGGAACTCGCCCTCATAGGTTTCGAGCACGGTGTAGGCCGACCGCTCCTTGTCGAGCAGCCTGATCAGGCGACGGATCGCAGGAAGATGCGCCTCGGGGGTGCCGGCGGCGGCCTCCATGGGCTGGGGCGCGCTCATACCGCCTGCGGCCCCATGATCTTACAGAGCCGCTGCATCAGTACGCGGCCATAGGCAGCGCTCTTACCAAGCCGGATGCCGGCATCAGCAGGTGAAATGCCGTCCGCGACCAGCCCCGCAAAGTTCCAGAGCAATTCCGGATCGCGGGCCGCATGGATGACGGCGCGAGGGCGTGGCTCGATCCTCATGCCGGAAGCCCCAGCTCGGGCCTGAGCGCGCGGGCCGCCGCCGCGGCGCGAGACCGGCGCGTCGACCAGGCGGCTTGATGCGCCTCGGCCACGCGCTGGCGGATATCGCGGACGGCCCCGTCGGTGATGCGGTACGAGCCGTCGCGCTCGCGGCGCGAGGTCGGGAGGTGCCCGACCAGCGCGCCGTTGAGATGGCGATCGATATGGTGGGTCACTGCGACCCACCCTGAATGCAAGGTGATGCGGCCGAGCAGTAGACCGTGGAGGGCATCTTGCCGTCCCACTTCTGAACCCACTGGTAAGCCACGATCTTCGGATTGTTCGCGATCGCTTCGGCCCGCGTTTTGATCGCCTTGGCTTCGGCTTCTGCCCGGATCGTAGTCGCCTTCGCATCGGCCTCCGCCTTGGCGACCCGGGCGCGACCTTCCGCCTCCATCGTGGCGACCGTCGCCTGTGCCGCGATCGCCGCCTGCTCGTTCTGCGCGCGGGCATTGATCCGGTCGAGAATGCTATCCGGGATACGAACCGGGCCGGCCCAATCGAGTTGGTCGACATGGAGGCCCAGCGGCTCAAAATATGCGCGCACATTCTTGAGGGCGGCGTTGATGAGCACCGTCTTTTTCGGCCCGTAGACGTCCTCGACCGTCATCGTCGAAGCTGCGGCAACGATCGCTGAGCGGACCTTATTGCGGAGCGGACCGGCGACGATGCCGTCCATGTCGACGCGGTAGGTCTGAAACAGCTTCGGAGCCTTCTGCGGATCGACCCTGTAGGCGACGGTCACATCGGCCGTGACGACCAAACCGTTCTTGTCCTGGAAGGATAGTTCCTCGTTCGCATCCTCGCGGCGCGACCAGACATAGGAGTTGGTGAAGATCGGATATTCATAAATCGTGGTGCCGATCATGGTCCAATAGGTGCCGACGCCGAGAGCGGCGTTCTCCACGCCAGCGTCCGAACCATATTGGTTGACCTTGACGCCGACATGGCCCGGCTCAACGCGCGTGCAGGCGGCTACCGAAAGCATTGAGACGGCGGCCACGATCATGATACGCTTATTCATCGGATGATCCTTCCGTGAGGCCTAGCAGTTCACCAGCTTTCAGCAGGGCGGTGGCTGCTAGGCCGATTGCGAATAGGGCTGTGATCCCGGCGCCGATGAGCCCAGCATCGGTCTGCGTGTTGACGAGCGCGGGAATGGCGAAGCGGAACAGCGCGAAGACGATTCCGCAGATGAGGATCGCGCTGAGCAGCGCGGTGACTTTGTCGGCCGAAGTCATGCTCCGCCCACCTTTCCTGCACGATCCGCCAGGTGCCGCCCGGCCTGGGCGACGTTCGGCTTCTCAGTGTGGTCGATGCGGGTGCCGCTGGGGCTGGCGGGGTGGCGGGCACGCGCCCATTCCAGCGCATATTCGAGCGCGGCGATCGCGGCGTCGTCGACGTCGGTCTCGTCCGAATCGGCGTCGGATATCGAGCGCCGAGGATGGTGGCGAGCGCGAAGGCGGCGGCGAAGATCCAGGCGAGGGTGGTCATGCCGCCGCGCCTTGGGCGGGGGTTTCGCGGGCGGCAGCGATAACCCTCGACAGCGCGGAAGCGTTTATGGCTCCGGAGGTCGCGACCTCGACCTTCAACGCAAGATCGGGCGGCCAATCCACGGAGTGTCTGAGTTGAGACAGGCGACCTTTCGAAATCGCGATCTCGGCGGCGAGGGCGGTCAGCGACTTGGCGCCTTCCGTCGCTAGATATTTGTCGAGGGTCATCATGCTCGTAGGTTTAGAAAGACTAAACCAAAATTGCAATCCGAAATGTTTAGACGGTCGAAACGACGCGTTGCCGGGCCTCTGGTATCATCTCGGCATGGCGAAACCGGGTCACGATTGGTATTTTAACCAGTGGCTGGCGTACTTCGACAAGTCGCAAGCCGATGTCGTCGAGGGGCTCGAGTGGAATAAGTCGAAGGTTAGCCTTTTTGCATCCGGCAAGCAGCGCTATCACCGCGACGATATCAATCAGCTCGCGGCGTTCCTCAATTTGGAGCCGTTCGAACTGTTGCTTCCGCCTGACCGAGCGATGGCCATGCGCCAATACCGCGCCAGCGCCGAAAAGATCGTGACCATCGCGCATAATGCGGAGCGCACGGGCACTAAGGGCTAGAATATCGTGCAATCGGGGGTGCCATGTTGATGATCCTTGCGGTGCTGGCTCAAGTCGGCGCCGAACCGCTCGTCGTTCCCGCGCCCGCCGATACGAATATAGCCAATGAAATCCCGTCCGCCCCGCCGACCTTAGGCCGGATCATCATCTATCGGCCTTCCGCGATGTTCGGCTTTGGCGTGGCTTGCCCGGTGCGATACAAAGGGCGCGAGGTTGTGGAGCTTGGGCGCGGCAAGTTCTCCGAATGGCAGGTGCCGGTCGGCCAATATATCCTGACCAACAAGACCGCGAGCGTCCAAGCGGTCGTCGCAGCCGGCGACACTGTCTATGTCCGCTGCTCCATCAAGCCGGGTTTCATGACCGGCCGCGCCGATCTCCAGATAGTCGACCGCGAGAGTTTCGCCGAACATCAGGCGGAATTCGAACGGAAGGACGTCGCCGCTGGATTGATGGATGAGCAACGCTGACAAGGCCAGGCAGGCGGCCCGAGCACATACCGCCGCCACCTTGAAGCGGGCCAGGGAGGCTGGCATTGACCTTGTTCGTTTCCGAGCGTCCACCATGGCGGCGGGGCCTTGCCCGAAAGCGGAAAAGCTCAACGATTCGAGGATCCCCATCAAGGCGGCTGAATTATTGCCGTTCGACGAATGCATCCATCCCGATCAGTGCGCGTGCCGCTATCAGGCGTGGATTCCGCTGATGGATGACCTGGGAATCTAGCACCAAGCGGAACCGCTGTTTGCTCCGCTTTATCGGGCCGGCATCAGCACGCGTCCAGAAAGTTTCGAATAGCTAAACTTTCTGCTTGCCTCCCAAGTTTAGACACTCTAAACAAATCCTCAAGCCGATCGATCCAACCCCTGATCGACCGGCGCCCCAGGCCCGACGCTCTCCATACCCCCCCGGATGAGCGTCGGGCCGCTTCGAGGATGGATAGATGTCGGTCCACAGCAAGATCGTCGCAGCAGATGGGTGGATCGCCCACGACGGCAGCGAATGCCCGCTGCCTTATGAGACGCTGATCCACGTCCGCTTTCGCAACGGCATCGAGGATCGCAAGCCGCACTTCGCCGGCTTCTGGGCCACCGGCCTGCGGGACGCGTGGCGGCATCAGGGCCCGCGCAACTGGCACATCGTTGCGTATCGGCTCGTGCCGGTTGCTCCGGTGATCAATCTGCCGGCGCGCCTCGATCGCGTCGCTGAGGCGCGGAGGGCTGCGGCATGAGCGCGCAGCACACGCCGGGGCATTATCGGCGCATAGAACGAGCGGTCGCACTCGACTTGCTTCATGCTGTGTACAAGGCTGAAGGGTGGAAGCGAGTCGAAGGCGAGAGCATGGCGAAGCGGGTAAACGCCGCTTATGTCGTGACCGCTGACCCGCGCCGTAATCGCTATATCGCGGTACGCAAATGCTGTCGCGCCACCGCCATGGCGGAGGGCCGCGACCAATGACCCACTACCTCAACGGCTTCGCCCCCGACATCGAATGCCCGACCTGCAACGGTCATGGCGAGGTCTGCGGCGTCAATCCCAACCGCCGATCGCGCTTCGTCGGCATGGACGACCTGTCGCCCGACGACTTCACTGTCGAGTGCCCCGACTGCTGCGGCCATGGCTGGCGTCCAATGAACGACGACGAGCTGGCGGACGCGGCAGAGCAACAGGCCGAGGTCGAGATGTCCGAGCCGCCCATGTCGCTCGACGAACAGCATCGTCGCGTAGGGGAGCAGAAGCAGGAGCTTCGGCGATGACCCTCGCCCACATCCTCGGCACCGGCGCCATGATCGCCGCCGGCATCGTCGCGGTCGTCGCGATGGTGATCAGCTTCCGTGAGAGCTGGCACGAGTTCCTCGACGCGCTTGAGGGGCAGGATCGGTGAGTCGCCCCGACCTCATCTACGCCGCGCCCGGCGCGACGCTCGCGCAGGCGACAGGCTTCGACCCCGACGCCCCGATCGCGGGGTATTACCGGATGCGGTTGCGCAGCGGCGGCGTGTTCGTCGCGGTCCGCATCTGGTTCGGCCAACCCCGCGACCCGCTGACCGGCGACCTGATGGACCGGTCCCTGCGTTGGCAGGCCACCGCGAATGGACAGCCGATCGATCTCGACCGTGTCTGGCCGCAGTGCGCCGCCGATCCGATCGACGAGCGCGAGGCCCGGCATCTCGTGTCGCTCCAACGCTGGGGCCGCGAGACCGGCCATGCCGCGCTCGCCGATCCGACCCGTAAGCTCAACCACCTCAACACCCCGTTGCAATTCTAGGAGACCGCCGTGACCCGCATTGCTGCCGCCGTCGCCAATGACCCCGCGGAAAACCCGCGCGCCGTCATCGGCTCCAACCGTCCCCCGATCGACGAACAGGTCGTCATCGACCTGGCCGAGGCGCTCGTCGCCGAGGGTCTGACCAAGCGCATTGACGACCTGCTCGCCAGCTTCGGCCGGGCGCCGGAGATCACGTCGCCCGAGATCGCCGGCCGCTACGCCGAGATCATCAAGCAGATGGTGGCGGCGGGCAAGGCGGTTGAGGCCGAGCGCGAGAAGCTGAACCGGCCGCTGCTGACCGCGCAGCGCGCGTTGAAGGGCAGGGCGGACGCTGTCGTCGCTTCGCTGAAAGAGGCGGAGACCGTCGCCCGCGCCCGCCTCAAGAAGTTCGACGACCATATCGCTGAGCTCGAGCGTCAGCGCGAGGCGGAGGCCCAGCGCATCGCGGAGCAGGAGCGGCAGAGATTGCAGGCGATCGCCGATCAGGAGGCGCAGAAGGAGCGCGATCGCCTGCAAGCCATCGAGAACG